CGTCACTGAGCCCGGCATACGAATAGGTGTGGGCCTCGAACTTGTCTTTGGCATCCATAATCGTCATGCCTTCGTTGCTCTGATACTCGCGGATCATGTCCATATGAGACATGAGGCCCTTATACATTGGGTTGTCCTTACCCATCGCAAGCAGGCTACGCAGACCATCAATGCTGTACGTGCGCAGATGAGCTTTGTAGACCAGTTGGGCAACGCCGGTAGTCGTGGAGTCGAAAGCCAGAAGGCGATCAAAGCAACGCTCAATCACCGACATGCCCCAGTCGTTTTCGGTCAGTCGCTGCTGGTACGGAAGCGAGATGCCATCAAAGCGAATCAGTCGGGAGTGGTGGATGCGCCACGGCGGGATGCCGGTAGCAGATGTCACAACCTTGTAGAACTCCGGCATGCCGAAGTCCGGCCCCAGCTCGCTCACCCGGCGCTCCGTCATGGCGTTTAGCATCCAGCGGTCCATCACCATCACGCCCTTAAAGGAGTCTTTGGCTATGGTTTCAACACGAAGCGGTGTTGAGTAGTTCTGCCCGTCAATCAGGATGACGCCCACAGCGCCACCATAGAGCCGCGCCCATTTCAGAGTGTCGTTTATGGCCTCCCACAGCCCCATTTCATCCCATGCGTGGTCAAGCTGCTTCTTGCGGCCATCTTCGAGCTTGGATGTGATAGTTACACCCTTGCGGGTCATATCATCAGGGATTGCATCAACGCCAGCGCCCACCAGCCATGACGTACGGTAGGCCTGCTCAATCAGTAGGCGATTACGTGAAGTCCAGTTGTTGCGGTAGGTGCCAGCGCCAGACTGGTTCGACTCGTTGACGCCCAGTCGGGCAATGAAGTTTTCATAGCTGTCACGCGTAGGTACAGGCTGCGACATGCTTTCTGTTTCGGACATATTCAGCCTTTCCCAAGTTGCGCCCAGGTGCCGAGGCTGTCTGAGCTGGTAATGTAGCCATCCAGCCCGTAGCGAATGGCATCGATGCAGTGGTTAAACTTGTCGACGATGATCGGCAGTATGTCGCCGGTCTTTTTGTCGACCTTGTAGGAGTAGTGGCGGAATTCATCGGCGGTGTGTTTGCAGCGCTCATGGATAATGATTTCCTCAAACCCTTTCAGGTAGGTGACGCCATCCTCAACGCTACCTTTCCACTTTGCGGCTGCATCAATCGAGAAGCCCTGACGCGCCAGATAGCTGATGGTTTCCGGTCGGGAGTTATCACCTTTGACCGGCCATTTGCGCACTTCAGGAATGGAGTCGTAGAACTGCGGCATCTCATCCAGCTCCACGCCGACGCCATAGGCCTCGTATTCGATATAGAGCCGGGTGTCGATCATGAACATGCGGATAAGCGTGCTGGGGTCATTGGCGAAACCAAAGTCAGCGCCAAAGAAAAGCCGATCTGCCTGTAACCACAGGTCATCAGGGAATGCTTCCACCCTGTACCGGTTACGGAAGATGACTGAATCGCTAATCGACTTCGGCTTACCTAGCCAGATGTGCTCATACGCCTCGTAATCGATGCGCTTGCAGTACTCCATCTCTTTGCGGAGTGTTTCAGGCAGGTATGGGTTGTCGTAGTAATTCACCTCAACCGTAATGCTGTCGTCAGGTGGTGTAACAATGAATCGCTGGTAGGTCGGGTCTGACTCTTCGCCGGGGTTGAATGTCACCCAAATCTCGGAGCCTTCCTTTCGGATGGTGGGGATCAGGATCGCCCATGAGTCAGACGAAACACATTGCGCCTCTTCCACCCAGCAGATGTCCACACCTTCAGTCGACTTGATGCCGAGCGGGTCGAAGCGCAGACCTTTGAACAGGAATTCACTACCGCATGAGCTGACGATCTTCTCATCGGTAATCTTGAACCAAGGGTTAAGCCCAAGCATCTCAATCTGATCTTTCAGCAGCTTGTGTACTGAATCTTTAATCGAGTTCTGCACCTCGCGTGTACAGAGTATGCGGAGTTTCTTGCTGGCGGCCATGATGACCAGAGCGCGAGCAGCAGCCCATGATTTGGCACCGCCTCGCCCACCGTGGAACGTCTTATAACGCTTGGGCTGGAAGAGTGGCTTGAACTTAGGTGCAAAGCTAAGTCTCGTCTCCGCTGCTGTCATCTTCCGCTCCGAAGCTAATCACGAATGATGGCGTGGCAAGAGGAAGGCCGTTAGCGCCAACCAGTTCGTTTTTAACGTTGTCTTTGAATGCCTGGACGGTTACGTGCTTGCCAAGCAGTTCGAGGTTCTTAACCTTGTCAGGCCACTTTATCTTCTTTAGGATGCCGACCATTTCCCGCTCTTCGCCCCTGCCCTCAAACATGTCAGCGAGGTCGAATCCGCTAAGATATCGACGCCAGGAGGCGGGCCACTGAGATACTGGCTTAATGCTCATATCGTCAGTCATGATGTCGAGCACATCCATTTCGTCTATTTCTATCAGGCGCTTCAACACATAAGCAGCATCAACATTAACCTGCTCATTGCGATCGGCTTTAAGTTCGGCGATTCTGTTTTGGATGTCAGGTTTCGTTAGGTTCTCGCAACCTGATGCGCGGGCGGTCTTTTCGCTGTACCCCGCCCGAATGGCCGCTTGCGTGGCGTTCAAATCGATGAGGTACTCGCGACAGAACATTTCTTGTTTGTCGGTGAGTGCCATTATGTTTCCATTTTGAAGTAGGCATGTATGGGAAAATATTTCAGGGTAGACAGAATAAATAAGTATCAAGCAGGAAGCGCAATACGACTCGCTCTACCGGTAGGAATACCAGATGATTTCAAAGGGATTACTGTGAAAATGTCCCCAAATGGATACTCATCTCATGGGGAAAACTATTTCTTAAAGCCTGTACCCGCGACTGACACTAGTTCATCCATAGATTTTTCCCTTGAGTTATTTAGAAGAGCATTTTACCCACATCTTCCTTCTCGCTACTCAAGCGTGTTTGCTTGCGAAGAACTTGCAGATGCAGAAAAGTTTCGCTCATTGATTATCAATCAATTCCCTGAAGCTGCTATTTATGAGATTGAATGCGATTCATCTTCAGTTCACAGAGGGGATATGAAACTTCTGAATAATTTAACCACCACTCTTGTTTACGCCGAGAGACTAGACCTGTACTGGAGAGGTGAGACAGTTAACGCTGATCCTTTTTGGGAGATACTGGCACCACTACCAGTAAAAGTAATAAAAAAGATAAATTAGTTTTCCGGCACATACTCTATCTTCAGCACATCATCTGGCGCAGGTATATCCATGCGCCATCTTCCTGAGCAATACCAACGAAACCGTTCACGATTTCCGGCTTTGACTGGTTCATCAGGCCAACATGCGTTTCATCTGGCTTAGTTGTGACGGTGATGCGGTAGGTGCCTGGCATATTCACTCCAATAAAAAACCGCCCGAAGGCGGCCTTGTTTTAATCTTTATCAACCCATCCTGAAAGCGAGCCATCACTTCCGCAATTACTGCATGATTCGCGGGGAAAATCGTGATTTCTGGCCCAAGTACTAAAGCTATCTGGATCAGGGTAATATTGACCGTCTTGGTGGTCATAAATCTGCTGAACTTCTTCTTCATAAGACTCTGCTAAGGAATCTGAAACTTCTTCATCCCAAAACTGTTTCTCACAGTCACAGCACACTACGGTGATTGTTTTCGACATTGCAATCATCTCACTTAGTTAGGCGGATGAGCATTTTAATCCACAGCCTGATACCTTTCCCGCTTTTTAATTGACATTTATTTGTCTGTTAAATATTGACTTTGTATTGTTGCCAACCGATGAAAGAGTCAGGAGCATTATGCGCTGTATTGGAAATCGATCTACTTCATAAAAAACACCGATCAGGAGACTTTCTTGCCACATAAGGTGAACATTCACTTCAGGCATTGCTCTTTGATGTACTGCTGTAGTCCGGCTATCTGCTTTCCGGCGACTTCGATTTGCTCTCTGAGGGTGAAATAATCCCGTTGAGCGGTGTCAGTAAGTCGGGCGGTGGCTGCATCATCCATGCTGGCGGTGCCGGTGGAGGATTGGTTCGTGCAGGTGGCGTTGAGCTGCAACCGGCGCTTACCAGTAGCAACATCATCATGCAGCTGATCGATAGTCGCTTTAGCATCGGCTAGCTCCTTCGTGTATTTCTCATCGAGTACGGCCACGTCGCGCTGGCGTGTCTGCATGTCGGTGATGGTATCTTTTGCCAGCTTGAGGTTACTGGTTGCTGTGTCACGCTGCGATTTGTAGTCAATGGCATTGCCGCGGTAATAGATCGCGAACGCTCCTGAGGTGGTGAACAGCAGCAGAACCAGCAGAATGAGCGCGGCTAGTACTTTAGCCTTTGAGGTCATCGGCACTCTCCGCCAGGCACATCGTACGCTCCATATCGCGACGGTTCATTAATCCCCGCCACTTCTGGCCGCCAGCGTACATCCATCGGCGAAGCTCTTCACATGCGCCATCAACGTCACCGGCATTAAGGCGCTTAAGCAGCGTCGATTTAGAGAACGCGCTTGTGCCAACGTTATAGGTGAAGCTGTAAAGTGCGGCGCGCTGATATTCACCCAGTGGAATTTTCACCATTCCGTCGACTGCCTTCTTAACCGGTTGCAGGTCATTCCACATCAGTCGATCACATTCACGGTCGCTGTATTTCTTGCCTTTGATGATGTCGGTGCCAGTGTGGCCATCGCAGACAGTCCAGACGCCTGCCACATCTTTATAAGGCTCGTACACCCTGCCCTCTACCCCATCCTTTCCGCCGAGGAATACCGTAGCGATAGCCATAGCTCCGCCACCAGCGACAGCAATAAGCTTATTGCGCAGGCTGTTTGACATAGCCATGGGTTAATCCTCGTTGATGTCTGGTGCGGTGGGCCAGCGCTGAAGGGCTTTGATTTGCGCCAGCGTAGCCTTGCGTTTGTAGTACCAGTTGATGCCGAGCGTGAATAGCGCGACCAGGATACCGGCCAGTACGCCCACAGCACTCCATTCATCGGGACTTAACCGGGTCAGCAGACCATTGGCAATCGTCCCGGCAGATGCGCCGTAAGCTGCGCCTGATGCCAGTTTGCTCATATCGATACTCATATCACCTCCGTGATTACGGGCGGTGCTGTAGGTAGTCAGAAGAAAAGATCGCCCACTGCCACACAGGAAAGGGTGAGAGTCGATGTTGATTGGCAGGGGCGAAAACAGAAAAGGCCAGCTCTATGGCTGACCTTTGAAATGGTTTAGTGATGTTATTTATCCGCTACAGGGTATGCGGTAATTCTTATCCCCGAGAGGGGATGAGCTGATTATGTGTGTTTATTCGGCTCATATTCACCACAACGGAAAGAGCACTGAACGGAAGATAGGTCCGATTACCTCGGTTGCTTTCGCAGTCGCCTCAATGCTCTTACCTATTGTGCAAAAATGAAAAAAGCTGCCCAGAGGCAGCCTTCGAGGTATCGAGTGAGCTGGATACTTTCAGCCTGCCCTTTAATTCAGCGTTTTCATCTTTCAGGCGATCTACTTTGTCTTTCAACTTTTCAATCTCTTGTTCGGCGTTATCACGATCGCGCTGCAGACCTGTGATTTTTTCTTCCTGCCTAGCCTGAACTTCTTTGATGGTGTTCACACTCGCTTCAGTAGAATCGATAGTGTTAACAAGTCGCACTGCAAAGAAGCTTACAATGCCAATGGTTAAAGCAACCATTCCTGTCAGAACCCATACTTTTACACCAGAAGCAGTTTCTTCAGTAGAACTTATAGGAATTATCCTTATGCCAGTTAACGGAACCCAACGTGCGGCCGCATCGTTAGAACCAGTAGGCATTTTAACTGGATAAGGATGAGAAAATCTTTAGAAATTAGAAGTGTCTGAAACTGATCGGTTACTTAATGAGCGAACAAAGCCAGAAACCCCAAACTGGGATGACTAAGAATGTCAGTGTGTACACAACTGCAGGCTGAATTTTGTTCAATTTAAGTTCCTTAGCAGCGTTTAAACTTCTGTCTGCAACCACAACGTACCTAATTGATACGTTCATGACAAGAAGGGCTAGCTAATTTTTTTCAAGTTAAGACGGAGATGATGAAATCTCGGATGGCGCGAAATAATACGCATGTACAACTATAGAATCAACAAAAATCACTTTCCATAATTGACATCTAGTGCGGTAAAAAACGCCCTCGCAGTTGGTGAGACCGCAGGGCGCTTTGACTATCACAAATCGATGGAACTGACTGCATTAAGTTAACGCGCCAAACAACAGCGCGCAACTTCAACTGTTAGGAATCATATACCCAGATTCCTGAAAAGTAAATAGCTCACGATAAAATAATGAGCTATTTCCGATTGCGCTACCCAGTTACCATATTCAGCGATGAGTTAGCCCATGATTCTTCAATCTCCAGCTTGCCGATTAGTTGGTCATAGAACGGCTTTCCACTTCGATCCCACGTAGCCAGGCTGATTGCATCTGTAATATCACAGACGCTGCGAAACGCCTCCACAGCGGGGATGCGCTCATAACCGCGACCGCAACAGCGCTTACAGTCACCCTGAACCGGCACACCCTGTTCTTCAGTGAGCTTGCGATCAACCGCTCGCCCACGTCCGTTGCAGTCACGACATGCTGACGAAACCACACCCTTCCCGCTGCAGGTCTTGCAGATAACGCGCACCACCTCTTTCACACTTCGGGCAGAACCACCTGATAAAGGTGACTTCATGGTGAATACGTCAGCCTCAATAAACCCCTTCGCCTGGCAGCATTCGCAGGGTTTGACGCTGGCGGCGCTTCGGCAATAATCCATGTAGGCATAAGTTGCGAGCGTTTGCATAACCGCTGGCTTAATATCAGCGTCTAGCTTGCGCAAGGCGGCAACCTTATCGCAGGTACTCAATGCATATTCAGTTAATAACGATACGGCGCGTCGGGCGTCGTTATCGCTCACTCCAACCTTACCCATGAACGCACTATAGCCCAGCGGCGCTCGGCTCTGAGTCATTCCCATGGCAGCCATGTAGTCAGTGCCTGATAGCGCATCTGTAGCTGTTGCAGGCGGCATACCCGCAAAGCTCGCTGTTTTTGGAAAATGATATTTTACTGTCGCTTCAAGGCTCATGGTGTCTCGCTCCTCTGCTTGATCAGCTCTCTGGTTTTCTGCCGGTAGTGCGCAGCCAGCTCCTGCAGCTCTTCCCGCGTCCATTACTTTTGCTCATGCGGACCCATAAGGCGATCGAAAGCAGCCTGACCGATCTTCTTAATCAGGTTAGGCGTGTAGTTTTCAATGTTGCCGGAAAGGTGCTGGTTGCATGGTACGCACTGCTTATGGCAGTTGGTTTCTTCGTAGCTTGTAGCGGGTGAAGCGCCACGAGTTCGATAGTGCCCGGCGTCATATTTTCCTTCGTGGAATCGTCCGCAGCTGATGCACGGATCGGCGGCATCGCGAGTGCGTATATATTCGTTGAATGCTGACTGGGTTTGCTTATGGAAGTGACTGAGGGGCTTTACTGCTAACTTGCGGATTTTGGTGTGGCACTTTTCCTGCTGAGCTTCATCTTTTCGCCGTCGTTCTGCTTCCTGTATCGCCTTATGCCGTTCCTTCTCTCTCTTTGTCAGTGCTATCACGGTTCCGCATTCTGGTGAGCACCACGTTTGATTTGAGAAACCCGGATGAAACCATTCTCGACAGTCCGCATTCTTACATCTTCGCCTGACTTTTCTCATCGCTCCCTCCGTGCATTCTGATGTTGTCGTCTTGCATCCAGCCGGCGCAGCAGCGGACGCAGGCATATGTCTCGTCCGTAGCCAGCGGTATGCCACAGCCAGCGCAGTTGATAGCAGATATATCGCCATGCAGCATGAATTGGCAGATAGTCGAGGTTCTCGAAATACCAGATATCCTCTTCGCAGATTTCACAGCTAACTCCGAACCGGTGTTTATCTTCACTAGTCAGCACAGTACTGCAGCTACAACAACGCTTACGCCCAGCATTTGTTCTCATAAGTTTTGTCTCTTCGTGGTTCGCGATTACCTTCAGGCAACAGCGCGCTAACCAGCCATAAGCGGGGATCGGCGGCGAGTGTCTTTTGGGTATGAATGTTGCGGGCGTTGTAACGGGAAATGAGTTCGTTTGCAGTGTCTGTATCTACAGGGTCATGGGTGAACCATGTTTTCTTCATTGCTTTTCCTTTTGTGAAGCCCACGATCGCCCTGACTGACTATCAACACACCATTGACCCCGACGTGATACCGGCAGTTAAAGTCGCAGGCATATTTCCTGACTGTTGTACGAGTGGATTTGATCGCTCGGCCAGCTGCTGTTTGGTTTCCTCGGGTCACAATGAGCAACTGAGGAATTGAGGAATTGAGGTAACCTGTGGTGTCATGCTGTACTCCCGAATCTTCCAGCCCATTCAGCCGCGCGCGCTGACTCATCGCTAAACCTGACGTTCTGCTCGGCACCGAAGGCATGGATGAGTGTGATGAGGTCACGCATCTCACTGACGCGCATTTTGCTTGTTGACTGGCCCAGCACTACAAAGCCGCCATTGATACCCGGCACCGTCTCCTGCCCTTTCAGGCTGGCGCTGAAAATATGCTTCCAGCTTTCTGAGTCGAGCTTCTTCCCGTACCAGACCACCTGGCTTGATACGTCATGCAGGCAGGCCCAAAGCATGCGGTTTTGCGCAAGGCTTCTGGTGTCTTCCTGGATGGTTACCTGCAGAGGTTTGTCGGGATTGGCGGGGAGTTGCTGGATGGCGGTGATGCAGTTCTGTCGGATGTTGCTGTCACGCAACAGGTAACGTTGAGTCTCCATCGCGTTTTTCTCGCTTCAATGCATTGTAATTTGATAGCTGCTTTTCAAACTCAGCATCGACAATCAGGTCGTGCGCTTCACGCGCCAGCATGTCGATCGCGTTAAGGTGCGCCCGGAACTGCTCCGGCTTCAGGTTTCGCTTCTTAGCCAGGTCGATGATTGCGAGCTGAATATTCCGGGCCTGACGTATCAGCGGCGGTGTGATTACCAGTTGAGTTACCTGTGTCATGCTGCGCTCTCCCTTCCCTCAAGCCAGAAGAAAAACGCCCGGTCCACAACGGCATCCTGATAGCCAAGATGTGATCGGGTCAGGTTGTGTTTATCGCCATGAACGCTGCGATACACGCGTTCAAAGCGGACGCGGTTCATCTCAGTCATGGCGGCCACTTTTCAGACCGAAGCGGCGGCGAATGTCGGCAAGATGGTCCAGTGCCTTTTCGTTACCGGTCGGAATGTGCAATTGAGGAATCTGTTTGCGCGGCGGCGGGATGACTTCGCCAGCTTCAATGCGGCGGGACATCTTGCGCAGCTCGTCGCCCAGGCGTTTCCGGCATTCAGAATCAGTCAGGTTGAAGGATCGCATCTGGTTGTAGACCGCTGTCACCATGTGGAAACAGGCCGGGCTTTCCCAGGGGAACTCCTCGCTGCTGTCGTACATGCCCCGGTCGCGGCAGTACAGGCGGAACGTGTCGTACAATGCTTCGTCTGACGGCAGGCCAGCGGCGCGATGTTCTCCCTGCTTACACCACTCGATAAACTGGCCGGGCGATGGCAGGAACGGCGAACCGCTGGCACGGGCCAGCTTCATGCCTGCTGACAACTGCTGCTTGTTGTGAATACCGTTCTCAGCGAAGGCGGCGATCCACTGACGCTTTGCTGCGGCTTCGTCATTCGGGTTGCGCCATGCTGTGCTTACCGACGCCGGGAATACCTGTTTAAGATTCGAAAACAGGGCGTCTACCAGCCGCTCAACATCTTCATGCACTCCACGCTCAACCGGGCGCGGCGCATCTCCTGCAATGCGAGCCAGTGCGCCTGCATCACGATTCTGAATTGCTGATACGAGATTTCTCATAGGAATTCATTCTCCCAGGCTTCACGGCTGTTCCAGTGCTGAGCGGGTTGCTGAGCTACTGCCTGCCGGTTACGCCTTGGCTGGCTCATCTGCGCACGGAGTGTGTCCCACTTGGCGCGGAGTTTTGCAGGGCTGAGGATGTTGCTCTGCCAGAAGTGATCGGCGTTGGCCCACTTGAAGGTCTCGCAGATGTCGTGATGCGTTACCTCAAGGGCCCCTCTCATCAGGCGGATGTCGTTAGCCCAAGCGGGCCAGTTGGGTTGCTGTGCTGTTGAGGTGACCAGCTGCACTTTGCTGAATATCCACTGCGCTGCCTTCAGGTCATCAGCAGTGCCCCACTTATCGCCTTTCGGTGAGTATGTGGCTGCTTCAGGTCTAATCACAGGAAGATTCTTCAGGGGGCTGTCGGAGGATTCGGCAGAATTCTCTGACGTAGATTTAATGTCTTTCATGTCTTTTGTAATAGTGTCTTTTGTGTGTCCCTGTTTTGGTGACAACCCTGTCACCGTTTTGGTGACACTTTTTGTCACTGATTTGGTGACAGTGACACCATCTTGGTGACACTGTGGAATTTGCCAGTCTGTCAGGTTCTTATTCGGACCGATTAGCATGCCATCCCGGACCAGAACTCCCATCTGAATTAATTCGTTTTTTGCCTTGTTTACCTTCTGCCTGGGCAACCTGGTGAGCTGGCTAATCTGGCTGTCAGCAATGCGATCCATCTTTTTGTTGAAGCCGTATGTTTTCCGGCAAACAGCATGCGCAACCTTCGCCTGATTCCTGGTCAGGTTGGCCCCTATCAGCTCTTCGTACAGCTCGTTTGCCAGACGCGTGTATCCATCGTCTGTATCTGCCACACGTTGCTCCACGGCCCTGAGGGAGGGCCTGATTGGTGATACGTTGTCATGCGCAAGATTCATCGCCGCCCCCATCAGAAGGGATGCCTGAGCGATAATCAGCGAGAATCCGCTTAATCTCTTCAGTAGTGCCATGAGAGAGAATCAGGCTGTCAAAACCACCATCACGATCAAACTCTGCATCAACCAGCAATTCAGCCAGGCGCCGTGCTTTGGCTGCGCTGAACTGAGGAATGGCTGCTGAGCGCGTAAGTTTGGTTTTACCTGCAGCTTTAGCTTTCTCCATCTGAACCTGCGCTACGGCTTCCGCTTTCGGGCCATGTTCACGTGAGAGCGCCACAGCCGTTGTCGGTGCTACCTCGCCCGCTTTGACCATTGCGAGCAGGCCGTCGCCACATTCCAGCAGTTGAAGATGCTGATCCACATCAGCTGGTGAGCGCTTAACTTTTTTGGCAATCTCAGCAGGTGTCCAGCCCTGATTCAGCAGGCGCTGATATGCCGCCGCACGTTCCAGAGGAGACAGAGCCTTACCCTGTGAACTGGTGACCATGAATGCGATGCGATCAGCTTCGGAACCTGAGAAGTCCTTGCACTCAAGGCGGGGTATTTCGTGTCCGGCTTCAGACGCCATTTTCGCGCCGTAGTAACGGTGGTGGCCGTCGATAATCTTGATGCCCTGCTCTGTAACCTGAACCGCCAGCGGCGGCACAAATTCACCGGCAATGAAAGCGTCACAAAATTCAGCGACATGCTCTTGGTCGATTTCGCGCACGTTATAGCCAGGCTCGACGTAAAGCTCAGCCAGTGGCACCAGAAACGTTTTCTTAACCGTTGTTTCCGTACCGTTTTTCTCTTTTGCCTTGTAAAGCGATAATAAAGAACTCATAATTACTCCTGTACGTTGATCCAGTAAGATTCGTGCATCAGGCCTCAAAGTTGTTCGCGCAACTTGGGGCCTTTTCTTTTCCCATCGCAGCTGCAACCGCTTGCCGGGCTACTTCTGCAATCAGGCTCGTTTCCCACACTTTCTCCAGCAGCACAAAAACCGTCGCCATATCGCGCAGGTTTAACCGGCTTACCTTCGATTCATGCCATCCGGCTTCATCAGCCAGAACGCGCTGACCTTTGTGGGTCAGTCGGCTGCGTAATTCTGTTTCTACTTCGTTGATCAACTTGCTATTTCTTGCGTGTTCCATGATTGATAATTTCCAGGTAGGTAAATGATTGCGTGACATTGCGGTGAGCAAGTCACTTCGGTTTAAAGTTCCCCGCGTTGGCGGCGGGCTAGAATGTGTAAAGAGCGGTGGAAATCAGGCGGCGGTATTGACGCCGTTTCCGTATTGCAGCCAGACAGGATCACATTGCAGAGCTACAGCGATTTCGAAGATCTTCCGTGGGCGCTTGGTGATACCAGCTTCAATCTGTTGGATTGATTGCTGCTTCACACCTGCCTTAAGCGCCAATTCGGTCTGAGTCATGTTCAGCTCTGCACGTTTCTGCTTGAGGCGCTGGGAGATAGTTTGCATATAGCCTCCTTGACAAACTTTCTTGTATTTTAAATACAAACTACTTTGTTTGTCAATTACAGCTTTTCTTGTGAACATCTCTTTTTTGATGAGGTGTTAAATGACAATTGCGGCAAGGGTGCTTTCAAAAAGGACTGAGCTGGGTTTGACCCAGACAGAGCTAGCGGAAAAGGCCGGCACAACGCAGCAGGCGATTGTCCAGCTTGAGAGCGGTAAAACTAAAAGACCAAGATATCTGCCTGAGCTAGCTAAGGCGTTAAATTGCGACATCCAATGGCTTCTTGACGGAACAGGGGCAACCTTAGACAGCAATGTGTCTAACCCTCGAGACCACAAGCCGACTGCGCGCTACCCCGTTTTAAGCAAGGTTCAGGCTGGCGCATGGGATGAAGCCTGTGAACCCTATACGATTAAGGATGTCGATATGTGGCTTGAATCTGATGCACATACGC